GATTGAAAGCCTAATAACGGCATCAGTTCAGGAAGTTGAATTAATGACCTGCCAAATATTATATCAGCGCACAATTACTGCAAAGACTAACAAACGGGGTACGTACCGAATATTTGACTATCCTTTGCTATCCATTGAAAGCTTAACCAATACCGATCTGGATGCAGTTGATTATGAAGAAGATGAGTCCGAATGGTTTACAGACGTGCTTTCGGATGAAACAGGCTACCAAACTTTGATTTACGTTGCGGGGTACGGTTGGGATTACGAGGGTGGAACAGAAACCCCTGCAGCCATCCAGACCGCACTAAAAGAAATGATTACCTATTTATACGAGAACAGAGATAACCCAAAAACTCATTATCCTGCAATCGTAGATATTTTACTACAGCCTTACAAACGTATAACTTTATTTTAATGAATCCGGGCGCACTTGACAGACGTATAACATTTGTAAATGCAGTCATTACGACCAGCATTGAAGGGGATACTATTGTTACGTGGCTTCCTGTACTAACTTTAACCAACGGGCAAACATGGGGTAAGTTTAGATCAAATAAAGGGGATCGTACAATTCAGGCATCAGAGTTCGTAATTACGTACGATGGAACTTTTACTGTACGGTTTAGACACGATTTTACACCTGTAAAAAGTATGCGTATTCTATATGAGGATAAATATTTCAGTATCCATTCCGTTGTGGATGTAGAGGACAGGCGAAGATTTTACGATATAAAAGTTTCTGTTACCGATGAAAACTCAGGAAGTTAGTATTTTTATTTTTTGCTCGGGATGCAATAAACAGGATGTTTTTTGCAAAGGGATGTGTCAAGCTTGTTACAGCAAGATGCAACGTAATACGGAAAAAGGTAAAGAAAGAACAAAGGCTTATAATTTAACGGCTGGCAAAGAAGCACAAAGGAAATTTAGGGAACGGGTCAGGGATAGTAAACCCGAAAAGCCACCAAAGGTAAATTGTAAATGCGGTAAAATTTCCGTATCAAAAAATCTTTGTATGACTTGTTATCAAAGATTTTATCAACGCAAAAAAAACGGCTGGCAAGAGGGTGCAAGAAAAAATAAACCTGATAGTGAAGTCATATTTAAAAAGGTTTTAGATGGCGTAAAAAAAGGATTTACAATACGAACGGCCTGTAAATTGGCGAATATTCATAGTTCAACTTTATACAGATTGATTTCCACTGTACAAAAAGATGAATTATATATTTATAAAAAAATTGGATTTGTAGATGAAAACTCGAATTGATATTTCCAAACTGCTAAAGCAAATTGATGCCTTTGGGGATGATGCCAAACGTATGGCCGTGGCGATTACTAATAGTACGGCTGAGGATATTAGTAATAAGGCAAAAATCAGGGTAACAAACTTTACAGGGGGTTCGTCTGGACCTATTGATTTGCGTTCTGTAAATGATGCCGTAGATTATGGTCAGCTACGGCAGTCAATAGGCAAAACTACGGCACGGCTAAATTTTAACAAATCTGTAATATTCGCAAACGCTCCCTACTCACCTTTCGTAAACTGGGGTACGGGTGGTTTGGTAAATGTCGAGGCTGTATTTAAAGATTATGCCATTACATTTAAAGGAAAAGGCATTAAGAAAATTAACCTCCCTGCCCGGCCTTTCCTTACAGGATCGTATCTTGAAGAGGCTGCAATATACCCTGAAAAGCTAAAAACTTTCCTAAATAGATTGACAAATCAATATAATGCAAAAAAATAATGAAAGATTATAAAGGGGAGTACAAGGATTTTTTAAAATCTAATTACTGGGCAACTGTCAGGGTGGAAATACTAAAAAGAGACAAAAATAAATGCTCTCATTGCAATACAACCATTAATTTACAAGTGCATCATATTACATACAAAAATCATTTTAATGAGTTAAATAATTTAAATGATTTAATAACTTTATGTAAAAAATGTCATAAAAAGGAGCATGATTTTATTGAAAACCCTTCTTCTTATTATGACCCTTTTTCTAGTTATGAAGGAATGATTGAATATGAAATTGAACGGTTATGGGAAAAAGATGAATATTGGTTTAATCAAAATAATAACTAATGCAAAAAAATAATTATATTTGGATATGAAAGACCCGAACTTAGCTTTGTTAACAGCCTATAAAACAGCTTTAGCATCCTTAGTAATTGGGTCAACTGCAATACCTGTATATAGTAAAATAGCGCCTATTACGACTGTAGCTAAGAAATATGTTATAATCAGCTCACAGACAAAGGTTCAAAATAAAACAAAGTGCGGTTATTGGTATCAATGCACAGTAGATGTAGCAATGGTTACAAGGTATCCAAACGGGATAGAAGATAGTGGTTTTGCAGTTAAAATATCGGAAACAGTTCAGCAAATAGTAGAAGAGACAGGCTTAACGATTTCGGATTTTGTGATCGTAGAAACTATGCAGTTAGGTTCATCGGAAGTAAATTTAACAACGGATAACGAAAATATTTTTCAATATATATTAACTTTTCAACACAAACTAAACAGAGCTTAAAATGGCAAATGAACAATTTTCAATGGGATCTTTATTCATGCTTTACATTCGTAATGCAGGAACATGGAAGCCCGTTTCGTGCTTAACCAGCAATGGGATCTCAGAGAATTGGGATTTTGCGGAAACCGTTACAAAATGCGATCCTGGAGTGACCAGACGTAAACCTACGACTTACTCGTATGAGATTCCAATCGAAGGAGTTTTTACCGATACTTCCGGTATTGGTGGTGACACGGCTAAGGCATCGTGGGATACTATCAAAGTCCCTGCCCGCGCAAAGACTTTAACCGAATGGCAGATTGCACTTTTAAAAGTGGATGGAACAGAGGATCCTAATTTTGCAGCTCAGTACGGGTCTGCTTATTTTTCTGCTTTGGAAATTTCAGCACCGGAAAGCGACTTTATAACTTTCACAGCGACAATGCTTGGGGATGGTGATATTACTGAAACTGATCCTTATCCGGGCTACTAATTTATGGAAGGTCATTTAACGTATGTAATTAACGGAATTGAGCGCAAAATGTTTTTTGGCAATTATGCGCTCGAAAAGGTATTAAAGCATTTTAACGTATCTCTAAATGATTTAGACAAAATACCGGATTCCGATCAATTAGAATTTATTCGTATTTATATGTATCATGCAATGATATATGTAATTTTAAAAGACGGAGGAACTCCTGATTTCAGGGAAATTGATACGCATGAATGGGTTGAAGAAAGTAATTATGATTTGATAACAAAAGTTACTGAGGTTATTAATGAAAGCCTAAGAAGGCGTAATATTACTGAATCCGACACTCAAAAAAAAAGCAACAAGAAAGCCTGAATTGGGACAATGATGTTTTGACATTTGCATACGGTGAGCTGGGGTTGATGCCAGACGAGTTTTACGCCTTGACATGGAATCAGTACCTGATGAAATGTCAGGGCTTTTTTAATAAAGAAAAGAAGGAATGGGAGCGCATCGGATGGGCAACGTGGAACTGTATGCGAGTTCATGTATCAAAAGGTATGCCACCCTATAAAAAGTTTATGTCCTTCCTGAATCAAGATGAACAGGTAAAAGACTTAGATAAGATAAAAGAATTTATGAATAAAGCAATGAGTAAATACTTGAAAGATCGTGAAGGGAATTGAAATACCTATTGGGGCTCCGCTGGGGCAGTTGGATTCAGACCTTAAGGGTGCGAAGTCAAAGCTAAGTGCTTTCACAGCTGATCAGGTTAAGGCAGCCGGGGGGTTAGATGCTTTCAAACGTGCTGCAAATTCGGGCGGTCAAAGTTTACAAAACTTTGCCAAAGGAACCAATTCAGCTAATTTTGCATTAACTAATTTCGGCAGGGTTGCTCAGGATGCACCTTTTGGGTTTATTGGTATACAAAACAACTTAAATCCGTTATTAGAATCATTCCAAAGGTTAAAGGCAGAAACAGGATCTACAGGAGGGGCATTAAAAGCACTGGGGTCTTCTCTTATGGGGCCAGCTGGTTTAGGTATAGCCTTATCAGTTGTAAGTGCTGGTATATTGTTTTATCAGCAATACCAGCAAAAAGCAAATAAAACCACCGAAAACGCAAAGAAAGTAAATGATGATTATGCAAAGTCATTAGGGGATGTTGCTCAGGCTCAGTTAGTAGGTGCGCAAAGTGCTGCATCAGAACTCACAAACTTAAAAGTATTGTATGGCCAAACGCAAAACACAACCCTTTCATTAAAGCAAAGAATTGCTGCATCGGATGAATTGCAGAGCAAATATCCTGCATACTTTAAAAACATTTCGGATGAGGCTATTTTAGCGGGTGGGGCAGCAGCAAAATACAATGAATTATCGACTGCAATTTTAGCATCAGCAAGGGCAAGAGCGGGGCAGGATCTGATCACTACTAATACAAAAAGGCAATTAGAAAACGAGCAGAAAATAATTGATCTAAAAGTAGAAGAGCTAAAACTAACTAAAAGCCAATTAATAGCAAAAAATAATCTTGATAAATCATCAGGGAGTGCTGGCATTGGTGGCAGTAATGCACAAGGCTTGGCAATTGCATTATCTAAAATCGAAGAGAAAATAACTGCTAATAAAACCATACAAAGGAATTTAGCTACAGACCATAATATATTAAGTGAAAGAAACCTTCAATTAATTAAGTCTATAAATATTGAAAGTGCAAAAGGTACGGTTTTAGAGGAAGATAAAGTAAAAAAAGGCAAATCAGTTTTTGAACAGCGCGGAGATTTATTAAAGCAACTATCAGAACAAAAAACAGATAACCTTTTAACAGGCTTAAC